CAACATTCATTACAGCAACCAAATCTGTATATGCGCTTGACACCCCAGAAAAAGTGATTGAGTTAGTTGATGATCCACTAACGGTTTGAGGCGTTCCGATTGGTTCATAGGTTGAGGTCATGGTCAGCCTTTAATCCCGTACAAAGCGAACTGGCTGTATTGCATAAAGTTTCCTGTCGCACAACTAAAATCTATCTGTGTAATTGCGTTTGTTTTGCGCCAGTTAGCAGACTGCAAAGCAACACGACCAGAACCATTCAAATCTTGACCCCACAACAAACGGCAAGTTTTATATTTGTTTGTATCCGCATAGTCAAGGATGTCCAATACTCCAGCATGGAACATGTTTGTATATCCAGCAGCGTTATCTTTAATCATTCCGATAAGCCCGTCACCACCAGCAGATGATGCTGATGTTGTTGCATTTGAACCAGTCACACCACCACCTTGACCATAAATGTAATGGTTTGAATACACAGCAGTTGCATCACTATTAAATATCCATTTCATAGCAATAAAGTTGTCACCAGTACCAGAGTTACGAGCGATATATCGAACCTGCAAATGCTTATAGGTTCCAGCTATTGAAGTAAAACTGACAGTTGATTGTCCTGCTACACCAACAGTCGTGGTAGCAATAGATTCATAGGAACCAGCAACGGCTGAGAGGAATGGCGCAGCGAGGATTTGCATTGTGACCTAAGCGGTGACGTTGCCGACCATAACCCAAGCGTCGGTATCCCACTTGAGAACAGTACAAACAGCGTATTGGGTTGAGAGTTTGAGTGCTGCACCAGCTGATCGAATGACGGCTGTTCCACCGGCAACGAACGTGTAGGTGGCGGTGCCAAGGTTCATGAAGTTCAGTTGGTCACCGATTGCGAATGCGGTGGTTGCGTTCGCTGGGATGGTGATGGTTCCACCTGCAGCGTTGATGACTGTCGTGAGCTGTCCGACTTGGGCGGTGCCTGGTGTGTAGGCCGTACCGGTTTGAGCGTTAACAGTTATGAGACTGTTTGCCAAGATATTCATATTGGCTGCGGTGAGGGTGTCCCCTGGTGCGAATGTTGGTCTGACTGCCATAGTGCCTCCTACTCTAGCCGATAATCAGTTTATGCTAACGCCTTCGCATCATCATCTAGTTCATCGGTGTCAAGAATGAAGTAGGTGTAGATACGGGCAGGGTTGGTGTACAAGGTGACGATGTGACGGTCTGGGGTGATGTCATGGGAGATGCCTTCAAGTGCCATGATTTGTGTGACCGTTGATGGGGTTGATGGGCTGGGGAATGATTTGGTGACCGATATCTGTGAGCCGATGTCAAGGTTGGTGATGGTGGTTCGTTGCGCATCAGATAGGCCATTCATGATGATTTCGATGTTGCCGAACCAGAACGCTGGTACAGGTCGAATCAGGTATTCGGCTAGGTCACCTGCGTCATCTAAGGTTTCTAGGAGGGTGACGACGACTGGTGTTTCTTGTACACCGAAGTCCGCTACGGAGTCCGCTGCGATTGCTTGAGCGTATTCAATGGTGGTGTTCAGGTCAACGGTTGTTGGTGCTGGTGGGGCGATAGCGACGTTAACTGTGTTCACTACTGAAGGGTTTGATGGGGTGAACTCGTTCGTGCGTTGTGGGGTTGGTGCAGCATAAGTGTCCTCAATGCCACCAACATCTTCAATGGTGTTGAATGTTCTTACGATTGCCATGTCAGTTGTTCACAATCTGGAACGACGAATATGGGATAGCGGTACCACCGGCATCAGATAGCACAGCATCCAAATCCTGCAACTCGCCAATGAGGCGACGGTCAAACGCAAAAGTGCCGTCAGCTTTAATGAAGATGCGTCCCTGCTCAGAGTTGTTGATACGTTGCAAATACTCTAGAACCGATGTTGATTCATCTATCGGTGCGGTACCAAGGTTCGCTTCACCAGGTTCAAGGTCACGTTGCCCTGGACGAGTAAACAAACCAGCCTCATCAAATACAGCTGTGATCCGCTCATCGGAACGCTGTGCCACAGCCGTCAACGCTGGAGTCTTAAAGTTGTTCAACGCAAACAACTCATCCGAACAGTTAATCGTAACAACAGACCTGTTCGGGTTCTCAATGACCTGACTGTATTGGGTGATGATACCTGTGAACAGATATGTTCCGTTACGGCTGATCCGCACATTTGAGTTCAACTCAAAACCCAAACGACCTTTACCACTATTCCAATAAGGCGAACTCTCATTCACCAAACTAAACCGATAATCAGAATCCTCAATCTGAATCACCGCAGTCGAAGGCTGACCAGTTGCATCACGAAACCTGTTTTGCCTTCCACGACTAATAGACACCTGTTTCACAAACGCTGTCACATCCTGAAAATCGGTTGACCCTTCCAACAAATACACGCTTTGGTCAAGCACCCCAGCGACCGGATCGTCAAGTAGAAACGCATTAGTTGTCGCACCATAATCCAACTCAACCGTATAAGTCCCACAATTAGGAATCGCAACAGACATCCCAAACCCCTAAATAGTCGCCACAGGAACTTTGCCAACAGTCCGATTGTACTGTTGCAACGCCTCCACAACCTTCTTCGGCAAACCCTGATCAGCAATCGCAGCATTGATATTGACCTCATAAACAGTATTCCCACCTACAGCAAAACCACCACCAGCAGTCGTCTTAACCTGATTCGTCACCCCAGCCATCGGATTAGGCATCCCACCCAAAACCTTCGGATACTTAGCAATCAAATCAGCTGTGGCCTGCAACGATTTATTGAACTCATCCTGAGCTTCCTTCGTGCTAGTGACCGCATCCTCCCAAGCCTGAAACGCTGATGCCTGCTCAGTAGTTGCATCAGTCAGATTCTTCAACGCCTCATCGTAAAGAATTGAACCAACCGTCGCACCAGAAATAGTTTCATTCAGCAACGTCTGCTGGTCATTCAACTCCTTAGTCGAATCAATCTGAGAATCAATCGCATCCTTCACCGACAACTTCGCCTCAGCCAAATCCAGCTCTGCTCGACGAACATCCATAGGTGAAGACTCAGGGTCTTTACGAACATCAGCCAGATTCTTCTCAGCATCAGCCACCGAATAGATAGCCTCCTCAACCGCAAACGTCGCCCGCTCCTGCGCCCTCTGCGCCCTATCCAACTCCTTCTGCGCAGCCAAAGCCTCAGGTGAACCAGCACCAAAGCCACGCTCAATCTGAGCCAACTTGGCCTTAGCGTTAGCCAGGTTGGTATTCGCATCAGTCAACGAAGCAAGCGATTTCTCCTCAGACTTGCTCGCCTTATTCAACCTGTCCTGCAAACGCTCAGAAACACCTAGGCTCTTGTTGTATTCATCCAACTTTTCGGTGGCCTTCTTCAAAGTCTTAGTAACTTTGCCTACACCTTTTTCGTCATCAGTCAAATCTTCGGCAGAACCTTTGAATGCAGTTTGCTGATTGATGGCATCACGGATACTGAGTTTGTAGTTATTGATTGGAACAGCTAGTGCATCAAACTTCTTTTCCAAATTATCGATGTCAATAAAATCTGATTTGAGAAGGGCTTTACCAAACAGCTGAAGTTTCTTGATTGGGTTTAACTCCATCGCAGCCTGAAGGAAATACGCTGCTCTTGCACCAAGGTTGATAACTTCAGCAAGTGAGATAGCAATTACTTTGAATGCTTTAGCAACACCAGACCCAGCAGACCCAGATTCGAAGAGGAGTTGTTGAAGGCCAGCAACCAAACCTTTTTCACCGATAACTGTGGTTATTCGCTGAACTGCTGGTGCAACATTGTCAATCAAGAACTTTGAGAACTTCTGTAGATATGGCAGTAATGCTGCGCCAACCGTTTCAACAATCTCCCCGAATTGTCCACGCAAAATCTTTAACTGTCCACCGAATGTATTTGCAGCAGTTTCCGCAGCACCACCGAACTGGTCATTCAGTAAGCCAAGAACTTTGTCAAAGTCTTTTGACTTCTTGGTATTTTCGTCAAGTGGAATACCGAGTCTTGATAACGCTGTGAACTGTCCCTGGCTGGCCTTAGCCAACGCCAATGAGACAGACGCAAGGTCTTTGCCTGTTGCAGCAGAAATGTCTTGTGCCGTGTTAAGCAAGTTCTGGGATTGAGTGAGGTCACCTGTCGCCCGAACTAAAGTCCCCAGCGACGCACGAAGTTCTGTGTCAGATGTTCCGGTGCGAAGTTGCGTCACCGATATATACCGTTCAGCAGAACGAGTCAACGCCTCATTAGCACCAAAGGTTTTCTCCAGCTGACGTTGCAACTCAGCCTGCGAAGCTTGGTCTTCCATCGCAGCTTTAACCGCCGAAGTTAATCCCGCAGCGATAGCACCCAAGGCAGCAGTACCCGCAATCGCCAACTGACCCCAGCCAGGGATCGCACCACCAACCGACTTCTGTAAACCTTTCAGCCCACCAGATAACCCCTTGAATCCTGCTTGGGCTTTAGCGGTATCAGAAATAAACTTAACAACGAACGTCCGCTCACCAGCCATGCAACGATTCTACTCAATAACAGACAACCCATTCCGCAAAGCAACAAACTCATCAAGCATTGCAGAATACAAAGCCTTCCCCGTCAGGCCATCCCAACGAGAAATATCTACAGGAGCATTCCACCAAGCCTCAGACAACACCTCTGAACCAGCACGACGCTGACGAGGCTGACGCACCTGCTTTGAGCGAGGCGACACAGGATTGACAACAGGTTCAACATCCAACCTGAACGACGAATCCAACAACACACCATGACCCTCATGGAACTCGAACGGCTGATCCGGTGCATGTTGTGGCAGGTAAAAAATACGTGCAGCGTCTTTAGTCTGAGGGTCACCAACCAACCCGATACGGTCATGCAACTCCTGCCACACCATACGCCACAACGAAGCAGGCACCTTCTCCGCTAACGGCAAAACGAGGTGATAGTGAGGATCGTCTAAACGATGCGAATAGGTGGAGTAAGCAAACCATTCCAAACCGTCAAGACGTGCATGGTCAAACGCTTCACCGTCCATGTCCACAACCAACGCCTCAACAAACCTGACATTACGGTTACCTCTGGTAGTACCAGCGTCATACTCAACCGGAGACCACAACGCACCCGCAGCCTTGACAGCGTTCTCCTCATGCAACGACAACAGCTCTTTGAGTTGTTCCCAAGACGAAGCCAACGGCTTCGGATAAATCGACTTCACATTCCTAAACAGAACAGCCATAACCCCTCCTACCTAGAGGGTACAGGAAACCAGCGGAATGTCAAGGCTTATCTTTAAGCGTGTTTAACACCCTCTGAATAGCATCCAGATATTGAGTGGCGATATTGCCCTTCTCTTTACGGACAGTCTGCCAAAAGAAATAACCTGAACGCCCACGATGACGCAAGAACTGTTTGGTTCTAGGCCTAGCCTGACCACCAAACTCAGCACCAAAGAACACGTCTCCCCTCGTCACCTTGCGCTTGCGGTTTCGGTTCGGATTGGACTTAGAAACAAACGCAGATTTTTCACTCAACTTGATAGTAGGAATACGGTCACGCCTAGCTCGCATACCCTTCATCACCTCAGTCGCCTGACGAGAACGGGTGACAGTCGCAGCCTCAGCCTTAGCCTTCTCATTCAGATTTTCAGCCACATTCTGTGCAGCTTTACGCATCTCAGTATTGAAACGCTCATCAGCCTTCGCAGCGTCACGAAGAAAACTTGCGATACCGACAATCTCAATCGCATCGTTGCCACCGGTAATTGTGACTTGACCTGCTCTACCGTAAACCGCCATACAGCAAGACTACTTGTTTAGATGAATTGCTCTCCAACGCAAATAAGCAAACATCGTGAACAACATTCGAGGGTCTTCTGCCAGCAACACCGAAGGAGCGATACCTGTCTCAACAGACAGGTATGCAATCATCCAATGGGCTGACTGATCTCCAAAGGGACGATCACAGCGTCAGCTTGGTTACCCAACTCCAATGCTTCAATCTCGTTAATCCATGAATCAAAATCTAAACCTGTGCGCTTCGTGCGATGTTCAGAATGCCAAGCCAAGAAACCTAAATCGGTGAGAGTTAGTTCGGCTTCAAACTTGGCAACGCTCTTGCTGAACTTCTGTTCAAAGGCGATGAAGTCTGGGAACGCAGCAATAATTGTGCGCTTTGATTGATCCAATGACGACGTTACTTCTAACGCTATTTTCATTTTTTCTCCGCAGGGTTAAGGGTTAACTAGAAAAGTTATGCGCCAGTACCGGTCTTAGTTACAGCACCATCGATTGGATAGGTGACCGATGCGGTAGCAAGATCGCCAACAGCACCAGCAACAGGAGTCCAAGTCAAAGGAAGTACATTGAATGCGTACTGTGGATTGCTTGAAGAAGCAGCACCAGTACCGTTCGGCTTAACTGTCACAGGTACAGCAGTACCAGCGTTCCAAGCGTCGTAGAACAACTTCTCAATCGTTGGGTAATCCTGATGTAACTCAAGTGTGATCGAGTTGTCTGCGAGACCTGCGATGCGGGTAACCGCACCAGACGAGCCGAACGAAGTTGTAGCTACTTCCGCTTTTGACAGGTTTAATGTTACTGATGCTACGTAACTGGTGATATCGGTGTTTGCCGTACCGAAGGTAACCGCCACGTTTGTAAGAACTTGCTTTGCCATATTTGTGACTCCTGCCTTCCGGCACTCGAAGATTTACTACTGAAACTCTACACGCTCGCAGGATTGCGCATCAACTAAGCGTACACCACCACACGGAAGTCAACCATCAGATAGGTTGCATCGTTGCCATCCATCGTGGAGATATTGCTGGCAGATTCAACCAGCAAGTTCTGCACCACGCCACCCAACGAGCGATCCGATTCCAACGCTGCACGAACCGAAGTCGTACCCTCATAAGACAGATACCCATCCAAAGCAGTCTGAGCTGTGCGCTCCGCAGACCTACCCACAACCACAGACACAACGAAGATATGGGTTACCAACCCACCACGCATCGCCCCGTTGTAAGTGATTGAATCCAACATAGGCCAAGCGAACGGAGCGTTCAGATTGTCCGGTTGCTGGGCGTAAGCCCTCAAGCCTGGGATTGTGGCTAAAGCGTTAGCGATACCAGTCTTAATCTCTGTTACTAAATAGCTCATGCAAATATCCGCATACGACGATACGGTTCAACCAACTGAGCCATATCAGGGTCAAGGTATCGAGACACACGGATAGCACCCAAGTCACCGAAGCCAGCCACACCGAGCGGAGAGTCGTAGCGTTTGAAGATGCGTGAAGCCTGAATGATCGTTGCTTGTGTTACTGGCTCCGGCACCGAAGGCCAACCGAATACAGCTGTCACTTGAACCAAAGCCTGCTCACCATAATTAGCGTTTACCGTTGGGAACAGATAATCGCCTACAGCACGAATCTTGTCGTAACTCCACGTCAACCCGTCAAGGTTTCCGTTCAACGGTTCAAGCTGATAATCGGAACGACTCCATGTCAAGTCAAAAGTTCCGTCAGCCTGAGTGGAACTTTTCAATGTCAACGCTGTTCCAGCGATGTCATCAATCGAGCAGTAGAACGAATCTTCTGCTTGGAAGATTCTTGCTTCAGCTGTTCCTGACTGCCAGAAGCGACGGTTGCAATAACCATCAATCAAACGTGACGCTGCACCAACACAGTTATCAATCAAGTCGTCATCAAGGGTGTCAGCCGTTCCAATGCGGAGAGCTGCCTTCACTTGGTTTCTGGTTGCGTATCCATTGGTAATCGGCATAGTGAACTGATTCTAGTTGATTGACGCTGCACCACGATACGGCACACCCTCAAGGGAATAGTTCACAAACGGATTCAACGAATACACCTGACAGGAGTACACATCCCACAACCGTTGCTTCATCGCTCGAAGGTGCATCTCATATAAAGCCCAATGCGAATCACCAGGCACATAACCATCAACCCTGTCACGCCCACCCAATGAACCACAGTCAGCCCCAACAAGCACAATGAACTTCGCCCCCATGTGCGCTGCCAAGTGCATCGCCCCATGAATGCTCGAAGACCCGATAGTCAACTGACCTGACAACACAGGCCAATCCTTATCGTGTGGATCAAACGATGTCCCTGGTCTACCGGTACGAGTACCGAACGTGGTCAGATTCCCAGCACAACCAGCGAACACCCCATCGGTACCATGCTCACGCTCAGGAGTAAACGCTCCAATACAATCCTCACGCTTCGCCTCATGCTGAGCGTCTTCGTGATAGTGGCTGAAACAGTAGTAACCCTTTAACCCGAATACTGAGCCAACGAAGTTGACTGCGATAGTTACCTTATCGTCAAAGAAGTCTGGTGTCAGATAGTCGAGTGTTGCACCTGAGCCGAGAACATAGATGGTCTCGCCTTCATGGAGATTCTCGTAGTCGTCCATTGGGTCGTATTCTCTTAGTCCCATCCGAGTTCCCTTCGTCGTGTTAAGTCCCAATGTCCGGCATCAGGTAGACCTGTTTGCCAGCGCATCGTATGAAGCGCAGCGTTTGATGCGAAGCTCTTAGCGTTACGTTCGTTTAGTTCTGGTGCAGAGTTAATCGTAGAAGAGTTGTCGTGAACGATTCCAGCATTCGAAGACCAGAACTGCACGTTGACCCGTTTCGCACGTTCCTCAAAATCGTTGTCCTCGAAATAGGCAGGAACATAACATTCCGAAAACAACCCAACCTTTGCAATCACCTCAGACCCGATCCACGCACAACACCAACCAGGCTGCGCCTCAGTCAACGTCACCGAATCAGGTTTGCAATCGTTGTAGAAAACCTCTAACTGTCCAGGCTCAAAGTACGCATCAGAGTTCAGCAGTATCCAGCCGTCAGCGTGAGGGGTTGCTTTGATACCGAGGTTCCATGATGGGGCAACACCGAGGTTCGTAGGCATTGACCAGACGTGATAGTTCTTTACATGGCGACGGTCAATCACCCAAGGCCAATCATGCAACGTGGACTGCCCACCATTGTCAATGACGATAAGTGTCTCCACCGGATAGTCGATGGACTGTAGGCAGCGTTCTAGTAGGTCGTACCTGTTTAGGACGGGGACGATGATGACTGGCACCATGAGGTCAACTCTTTCATGATTGGCTTCCAGTAAACGTCAAAAACCTTGTCAGCCCGATACTGGTCAGCAAAGACCACAGCCTCATCGCTCACGCCTCTAGGAGCCTCGTAGGCCTCAATCAGGGCATCCACGATGGACGGTACCTGTGGGGTGCAGAACCACGACT